CCTTACGAAGCCATTGTGAGATCGGTGATGGATCCTAAATTCCAAGGAGGGTTAAAAGTTGAAATTTTAAAAACTACTGAAAGTGGACAAACACAAACTACAGGACAAACAGTCCGTGCAAAATACCTTAATCCTTTTTATGGAACCACACCTGTAAATGATATCAGAGATAACAAAGATTACAGATACAGTCAAAACAGTTATGGTATGTGGTTTGTTCCACCAGATGTAGGTAATCGTGTGATGGTAATATTTGTTGAAGGCAACATTGAAAAAGCATTTTGGTTTGGTTGCATACAGCAAGAAGGAATGAACATTCAATTGCCTGAAGGCAATCCAGCAACTAATTTACACAATTCAACTGAAGCAGGCGAAATTGACAAAAAAATGCCTGTGGTTGAATACAACAAAGAGTACAATAAAAATAGTCCAAAAAAAGACGCAAACAACTATTTAAAACCTGTTCATAATACTTTTAAAAATATTTTAATGAATCAAGGTCTTATAGAAGACGAAACTAGAGGACTTTCATCTTCGTCTGCTCGAAGAGAAGTACCTTCAAGTGTGTTTGGAATTTTAACTCCAGGACCAATAGACAAAGACTTTGACGAAATATTCAAGCCATCTAAAAATTTACATTTCCAAAGAAAGGGCGGTTCATCGTTTATAATGGATGATGGCGACCAAACACTCATTAGAAAAGGCAGTGCTTCAAGCACATCCTACGAATATGTAGATGTTGCTAAAAAAGAAGTAGGCGGACAACCAGGTATTCCTTTCAACGAGTTACTGCGTTTGCGTACAAGAACAGGTCACCAAATATTGATGCATAATTCTGAAGATTTAATTTATATTGGCAATGCAAAAGGAACCTCTTGGATAGAAATGACTGCAAATGGTAAGATTGATATATTTGCAGACGACAGTGTAAGTATTCATAGTAAAGGAGATTTCAATTTTAAAACAGATAGAGATTTTAACTTGGAAGCAAATAGAAACATTAATTTAAAAGCAAGTACTCTTAACACAGAAGTTGCAACAGAAAATTTAAAAGTCACTGGTTCACAAACAAATCAAATAGGAGCAACGCAAAATACAACTGTAGGTGCAACATCTAATCTTTACGCAGGAGTCAATGTGAATATAGATGTTGGTGGACTTGTTAACATTGCAAATGGCGTGTTTGCTGGCTTGCCGGTGACAGACTTATCTGTGTTTACTAATCCAGGGGAAAGTACAGAATCTATATTGAAACGCATACCACAACACGAGCCTTGGGGACATCATGAAAATTTAAATCCAACAAATGTTTCTAAAACTTACACAGACAGATCATCAGATTTCATATTTGAGGAGACCGGAACAACCAGTATACCACCTTCAACTGCCACAACTACTAGAGATCCTTTTTACATGAGTGTATATGCAGATCCAGAAGGCAGAGTGGTGGGTGATTTTTAAAGGTTAAATATTATTATGGCATCAGAAGAAAAAAAATTATATAAAGAAATAACTGTTCAATCCAATCAAAAACCAAAGGTTCGACCTACTCAAAGAGCCTATCGTGGGTTGAGTACAGTAAATCCTGATAATACAAATTTTAAACTGTTTGATATTGCATTGATTAAGCAGGACATTATTAATTTATTCCATATACGCAAGGGAGAGAAATTGGAAGATCCTAATTTTGGCACAATTATATGGGATATGGTGTATGAGCCATTGACAAACGATAACCGTGATTTTATAAGTGAAAATGTTACTGAAATTATCAACTATGACCCCAGAGTTCAAGTAGATGGTGTTGCAGTAAGTCAATATGAAAGTGGTATACAAATTGAATGTCAATTGACATATTTGACCTATAATGTGTCAGAAAATATGAGATTGCGTTTTGATGAGGATGCTGGGTTATTGAATTAAATAGGTACTTAATAGGAGCCAATAAATACAAATAAAAAATTATGTCCACAACACAAAGACAAAATAGATTATTACTTGCAGAGGATTGGAAACGCATATATCAAAGTTTCCGTAATGCTGAATTCCAAAGTTATGACTTTGACAATTTAAGAAGAGTAATGATAGCATATCTTCGTGAAAATTATCCTGAAGATTTTAATGATTACATTGAAAGTTCTGAGTATCTAGCACTTATTGATTTAATAGCATTTCTTGGACAAAACTTATCGTATAGAATAGATTTAAATGCAAGAGAAAATTTCCTAGAACTTGCAGATAGAAGAGAATCAGTATTAAGACTTGCACGTCTGCTCAGTTACAATGCAACAAGAAATCAGTGTGCTAATGGATTATTAAAAATAGTAGCAATATCAACTACTGAAAATGTTATCGACAGTAATAATTTAGATTTAGGAAATGCTGAAATCAGTTGGGCAGATACATCTAATGCAGATTGGTATGAACAATTTATAAAAGTAATGAATGCGGCATTTGGACAAAACTCCAAATTCGGCAAGCCAGTTGCTTCAGATACTGTAAACGGAATCTTAACAAAACAATACAACGTTGAATCACTTGGTTCTGATCTTCCTGTTTTTGCATTTAGCAAAAATGTTAATGGAAGAAATTTTGATTTTGAAATTACAAGTGCAGAAGTGCTTGATGGTTCAATAAATGAACATGCACCATTGCCAGGAAGAAAATTTGGATTGATTCACAGAGATGATGGTCAAGGTGCGTCTAGTGCCAACACAGGATTTTTTGTTCATTTCCGACAAGGATTTTTAGATCAAGGAGAATTTAATATTAATTTACCAACACCTAATCAGTCTGTAAACATTGATGCTAGTAATATAAACAACACTGATGTTTGGTTATACCAATTAGACGATACAGGCGGTGAATTAAAGTTGTGGACAAAACTCGATGCAATGGTTGGAAATAACATAATTTACAATTCTTTGAATAAAAACAATAGATCAACTTATAGTGTTACAACTAAAACAGATGACAGAATAAGTTTGCAATTTTCTGATGGTGTATTTGGCGACTTGCCACAAGGTGCTTTTAGAGTTTACTATAGAACTTCGGACAATTTATCCTTTGCTATACCACCAAGTGAAATGCAAAATATTCAGATAGATATTCCATACGTATCTGCAACAGGCAAGTCAGAAACATTAAGTTTTGTTTGCAGTTTGCAATACACAGTTGATAACAGCACAACAACTGAAACAAATGCAAATATAAAAGTAAATGCTCCTACTTCTTTCTACACACAAAACAGAATGATTACAGGAGAAGATTACAATGTTGCACCATTAGGAAAAAATAGAGAAATTGTAAAAGTTAAAAGTGTTAATAGAGTAAGTGCAGGAATATCCAAATATTTTGATTTTGTAGATGCGACTGGCACTAGCAGTGATGTTAATGTGTATGGCAACGACGGTGTTGTATACAGAGAAATGATTAATGACTTAAACACATTTAATTTTGGAACAAGAACAGATATTGAAGGAGTAATTATTAATAAGATAGAACCAGTATTAAGTGAAAACAGATTATTCAATTACTTTATTAATAATTTTCCAGACTTACTATTAGATGATTTGAATGCAAGTTTTGTGCAATCTACAAAAGGAAACAATTTAAGCACAGGTCTTTTGCAAGATCCAGATGGATTAAAATATTCCGCTGGCTCAACAACCACAAGTCAATTAAAATTTGTAGAAACAGGAGCATTGTGCAAATTTGAAGCACCAACTGGGTTCCATTTTATGGCTGATGGAACATTGATGTCAGGCACAGCAGATCATCCAGGTAGCAGTGACTACATTTGGACAACTGTTGTAAGTGTAGTTGGCGATGGAAAAACTTTACAAACAGATGGTACTGGACCTATTGCGTTCAGTGATGTAATACCAACCGGAGCGATCCTTAAAAAAATTAAATCCAAATTTACAAAATTTTTAAGTCCAGGCTTAAAAAATGATATCATAGAGCAAATTTTTGCTTACAACACATTTGGTTTAAGATTTGATCAAGACACTAGAACATGGAAACTTATAAAGGAAACAAACCTAAACATTTATGATGACTTTAACATTGGTAAAAGTGGAGATGACAGTAATCAAAGACTAGACTCTAGTTGGTTATTGTTGTTTACAAACAACGGTGAAACTTACACCATGGAAAATAGAGGCATGAGATATGTGTTCGAATCTGACAAAGAAATAAGATTTTTTTATGACTCAAGCAATCAAAATTACAATCCTACAACAGGAAAAACTCAAAAAGATAGTATCACAGTCTTAAGCATCAATACAAAACCTAACACAAACATTCCAATGACTACCGACGTTTCATTTTCGGGTGCAAAAGAGTTTAGAGAATCAAGTGGTTATGTCAATAGTAAAAAATTAGAAGTATCTCTTTTTGATAGCGACCAGGATGGATTTATAGATAATCCTGAAAGTTTTGAACTGGTTGTTGACACAACAAAATTTGTTTTCCAAAAAATTATTGAATTCAATGATGGCAGTAACGAAATTAACTATGTAGATGCTTCAAGTGAAAAAATAGTTACAGTACAAAGTACAAACAGTATAGCACCTTACAGCACTTATGAAGATGGCACAATACTGTATATTGTGGACACAGATTCTTTTAAAAACATCGACAAAGTCAATAACGTTTTAATTAATAATACATCTTATGTTGCTAAAACAGGTAGAGGTGGATTAAAGTTCCATTATGTGCATTCAGCAGATAGCAATTCGAGAATAGATCCAAGTACAAGCAACATTATTGATTTATATTTGTTGACAAGAACTTATGACAGATCATTTAGATTGTGGTTGTCTGGTGCAAACTTAACACCTCCTAAAACTCCAAGTGCAGATAGTTTGTACAAAAATTATGGTGGAGAATTAGATAAAATTAAAAGTATATCTGATGAACTAATTTATCATCCTGTATCTTACAAAGTGTTATTTGGTCCAAAAGCAGATACGTCACTCCAAGCAACTTTTAAAATTGTTAAAAACACAGAACAAGTAACAAATGATAGTGAATTAAAAGTTCAAGTGATTCAGGCAATTAACCAATTCTTTGCTTTAGAAAATTGGGAATTTGGAGACACATTTTATTTTTCAGAATTAAGTGCATATGTGATGAACTTTTTGGCGCCTGATCTTGCAACTTTTGTAATTGTGCCTAACACAGCAAGTCAAGGCTTTGGAAGTTTGTTTGAAATCAAATCTGAAAGCAATGAAATTTTCATAAGTGGAGCAACTGTAGATAACGTTGAAGTAATAGATGCCATTACTGCAAGTAAATTAAGAGCATCGGGAGA